CTGGCTCCTACATTTCTGTAGTGAATGGAGTCTACCAATCCACATCCAATTATTCCGGCGATTCTTCAAAAGCCGAAATATGGGACGAGATTGGCAGTGTAGGTCAAGATCACACGCTTACAGTCAAAAAGCTGGAAGCGGGTTTACTTGTGCCTATCACAGGCGCGTGTAGTAGTGGTATTTACTCAGGGAGTTTGCTTACAGCACCTTGCTATGGCAACCTCCTTACCACTGCTAATTCACACTTGTCAGTCAGTATGCCCTCAGTAGGACAAGAGGTCACAAAACTGCTGGCTAGGACGAATCCTAGTCGGCCGGAAGTGAATCCTCTGACCCTAGGTCAGGACATTATTGACATCCCGAAACAACTCAAAGGGATTGGAGACCTGCTCGCAAAGGGCGCTAAAGGAAAGGGACCTGATTTCATCAAAGATGGAACAGACCAGTTCTTTAGCAACATTTTCGGCTGGGCTCCTCTCATTGAGGATGTTAAAAAGCTCTTAGAGTTTCAATCTACTGTGCATAAACGCGCGCAGGAGTTGAACAGACTCTATGATCGCCGGGGATTAAAGCGTAGATTACGTCTAGGAACCTATGGAGCGGAAAGTACGAGTGCTGCACATATAGCAACCTCGTATCCTGCGTGCATCGTTCAAGGTAAACTTCAACGATTCACTAAGGTTACCCGCTGGGGCACCGTTCGGTGGAGACCGAACGTACGCCCTCGCTATAGGCCTGGGGAAAGGGAGCTTAACCGTCAAGCCCGCCGTATCGTCGCCGGTTTATCCGTCGAAGGTATGACGCAAGGAGCATGGGATTTAATTCCATGGACCTGGGTATTTGACTGGTTTGCTGATATTGGATCGTTTATGAAAATAACGTCCAATGCCATCCCTGCCACTGCTATGAACATAAACATTATGACTCATACAGAGACATGGACCCATTTCACCCCGACATTCCGGTCAACCGGTTTTGTCGGTGGGACGGGATCTATATGGTTCGAGACCAAAGAAAGGTCTCCGAATCCATATCCTTCTCCGCAAACGTCCATTAAATTTCTTAGTGGACGTCAACTGTCCATTCTCGGTGCGTTGGCTTTACAGCGCGCTAAGCGCTGAATGGTCAACAACCTAGAAAGGAAGACACTCTATGCTTGGATCGACCCTTACGGCTACTCTCGACGGTTCCGGTGGAACTGCCAAGATTATGCCGCTGATTAACCAGGATGGTTACTCGTCGGAATATTTTCTCGACGAAGGCCTCGTGACGTACCGAGCGCAAGTTCGGCATTCACGGGATAACGTTAAGGTCGGCACGCAGCCGTATGATCGTCACACTGTGACGTTCACTCGGTTCGTGAAACCGACTTCCGCTATCCCCCTGGGCTCCAACACTCAAGTCATTTACACGATCCGTACGGATCCGAATGGCGTGAGTTCGGACATCATCGACTTGAGCGAGGCCATGAGCTTTTACATGGTAAAAGCTGGTGGTATCGCAGCCAAGTTGCTTGGTTGGGAGAGCTGAATCCTCCGAATTGTTCGGGGGAGCTCTACTAACGCAAGGTTAAGGGCTTTCCGGGCTCGTAGATTGCCAACTCTGATGGAGATCAGAAATGACAACGAAGAGCTACGAAGAGTATCTTCTCGGACTCTACAAGGCTATGCTGTCTAGCATAGTCCGTATTCGTCCTCGACTTCGCGTGGATTGCGAGCGTGATTACAAGCGCTTGCTCTCTAGCGTCGAGAAGGGAGGCATTCGAGTATTCCTCGAATTCCTCCCGGCAATGGGTAAGCATCTTGATATATGCTTGTCCCAACGGCGGCTGATGCCTTCACATGTTGCCTATATGGCACCATATAAGAGGCACGGTGCAATCCCAAGACTTTTCAAGGGACTGTACCTTTCCGTCTTCGACGAAAGTGGAGAGTTGAGAGTCGATCCTGATGTCAGGGCTGTGGAGTTCCTTCGCTGTCTTTTAGGAGCAGCTAAGAAGTTCCGCATGCCTTGTTCGAATTCTTCAACATGGGAACATGTCAATGAATTCTATCAGATCGATAAGGAAATTCGTTCGCCGTCTCTTAACTGGGACGACGACGAATTCGACCCGCAAGCAGCGGCCGATCTCTCGATCGACCAAAGTGCTGCTAGCGAGTTCGCTCGCGGGAGTGATCTTTTTGATCAATCCGGCGAGTCCTGTCCCGTTATTTCTGCTCAATTCGCTCGGTATGTCCAATGGACTGCCGATTGTGTTGCCGCAGAGCTCGGAAGCTTCGAAGCGTCCGAATGGGACTCTCGACACGGACCTGGAGCAGTAGCCGATGTCCAGCGTGGTCACGATAAGTACTCGTTCCCTCACTGGCCGGCTAAGCTTGATAGAGTCTTTCCTTACTCCGAGCATGCTTTCCATTGCTACGGAGAATGGGCAGACTCGATTCATGACGAGAGTGTGGTTCAGGCGGGTATCCTGCATGAGCCACCATCCAGACTTATTGCTGTCCCAAAGGTAATCACTGGTCCCAGGTTAATCGCCTGTGAACCTGTGGCTCACCAATGGTGCCAACAGATGATTCTGGATTTTCTCTTCACGAAGTCCAAGACATCGTGTCTAAAAGATTGTATCAGTTTTTCTGATCAATCTAAGAACGGTAATCTTGCCCTTCGGGCTTCCTCGAGTGAGTCGCACGCGACTATTGATCTGTCGAGTGCGTCTGATCGTATCTCTTGTTGGGTTATCGAGCGGATTTTCCGCAAGAGTCCAACTCTTCTGGATGCCCTCCAGTCCTCACGGACTAGGTGGATACAGAATGATATTGATCGTAAATCTCCTCGCTTTCACAAGCTGCGGAAATTTACCACTATGGGGTCTGCCGTGACCTTTCCCGTACAGACCTACTTATTTGCGAT